TAACTCCAGAGCAAAGAGCAGCAATAGATCAGATCCGTCAAGGAGGATTTAACCCTTTTAACATGGGTATAGGCGGCTTGTATGGGGTAGGTGGTGGAGTTATACCTAATCTTTCTGGGATAAGACCCTAAATGCCGCTACGAAAAATACAGTTCGCTCCAGGTATAGACAAGGAAGGAACTGAATATACAGCAGATTCTGGTTGGTTTGATTCTGATAAAATTAGATTCAGAAAAGGCAGACCAGAAAAAATAGGTGGGTGGGCAAAGCTCAACACCACAGCGTTTCTCGGTGTGTGCAGATCTTTGTTTTCTTGGGCATCACTTGAAGCAATTAAATATATCGGGGCAGGGACACACTTAAAATTTTATGTCATAGAAGGCGTGGCTCCAAACGATATAACGCCAATCAGAAATACGACATCTGCTGGTGATGTGACCTTTTCCGCTACGAATGGTTCATCTACGGTCACTGTGACTGACACAGGCCACGGTGCGGTACAAAATGACTTTGTAACTTTTTCTGGTGCGGCTAGTTTAGGTGGTAATGTTAACGCTACTGTTCTCAATCAAGAATATCAAGTAGCCAGCGTCACCAGTGCAAATGCCTTTACAATCGTGGCAAAAGATACATCAGGCAACACTGTTACAGCTAACTCAAGTGACAGCGGCAATGGCGGTGGATCTACACTTGGCGCATATCAAATTAATACAGGATTGACTGATTATGTATCAGCGGCTGGTTGGGGAGCAAACCCTTGGGGAGATGGAACCTGGGGTAGCGGATCTGCTCTTAGTGTATCTGGACAGCTAAGACTTTTCAGTCAAGACAATTTTGGTGAAGATCTTGTGTTTAACGTCAGAAATGGCGGCATATTTTATTGGGACGAATCAAATGGTTTGACAACGAGAGGCGTTAATATTGCCTCGTTAGCAGGAGCATCTAACTGCCCAACAGTTGCAGCCCAAGTTTTAGTCAGCGACAACGATCAGCATGTTATCGCTTTTGGTGCTAACCCAATAGGATCTACGGATCAAGATCCCTTATTTGTAAGATTCTCAGATCAGCAAAGTATTACAGATTGGACACCAACTGCCACGAATACCGCTGGCGGTGTAAGAATAAACTCAGGAAGTGAGATAGTTGGTGCTTTGCAAACAAGGCAAGAAATACTGATATGGACTGATGTGTCGGTTCATTCTATGAGATTTGTTGGCGCACCTTTTGTGTTTCAGTTTACAACTATCAGTTCAGACGTATCCATGATTTCACCTAATGCCGCTGTAAATGCAAGGGGAAATGTTTACTTCATGGATAAGACAGGCTTTTATCTTTACAACGGTGCAGTGCAACAAATACCTTGCTCAGTGCAAGACTTTGTTTTATCGAATCTAAATGTATCTCAGGCGTTTAAAGTATTTGCCGCAGAGAACAATACATATTCAGAAATCATTTGGTTTTATCCTGTCGGGACAGGCGACACAGAGATCACTAATTACGTTAGCTATAATTACAATGAGAATCTGTGGGCCGTGGGGACACTAGGCAGAGGTGCTTGGCTAGACAGTGGTGTGTTAGATGGCCCAATAGCATCAAGTGTTACTACAAGCACTGATGACAATTATATATTTAACCATGAAGTTGGATACGATGACGATGGTTCGCCCATGACAGCCTTTATAGAATCTGGCGATCTTGAGATTGGCGATGGTCAAAACTTTATGATGATTGACAGAGTTGTCCCTGATTTTTCATTTAGTGGTAGCGCAACTCCCTCTGTGAATATGACAATAAAAGGAAGCAACTTTCCTTTAGAAACACCGAGTTCGATAGCTACAGCAACAATTACCAATACTACTAAACAGTCAAATATAAGAGCGAGAGCTAGGCACACCGTTCTGAGGCTAGAATCTACAGGAACTGGATACGGATGGAGGCTTGGTGGGTTTAGGTTTGGAATGAGACAAGACGGAAGAAGATAATGGCAGAAGTTAGAAGAAATCCTTTACCAGTACCATTGCCAGATTATGACAATCAAAACGAAGCAATCACAAGAAGAACCATTGAGTTTGCTTTCGATCAGATAGATACAGACATTGATGCCGCAAAGAAAAGGGACGACAAGACAACGTCCCTCGCTATGCGTAGGTTTCAGTTCCTTTTGATGGGGGCTTCTTAGTGGCAGATGTCATAAAGGTTCTAGGGCAGGTTGCTCCCAGTGCTACTACTACAACTACGTTGTACACAGCACCAGATCTGACTCAAACGACAGTGAGTAGTCTGGTTGCGTGTAATCGTGGTAGTTCTGGGGGTACGTTCCGAGTCAGCATACATGTTGCTGGCGCAGGGGCAGATAACAAACAGTTTATTTTTTATGATGAAGATGTAGCCGCAACCACCTCTAAGACAGTGGTGATCGGCATTTGTTTAGCACAAACAGATGTTGTGAAAGTCTATGCTAGTAGCGGTGACTTCAGCTTCAACCTATTCGGAGTGGAGACAAGTTAATGCAAAACCAACCAATGCAAATGAAAGGCGTAGCCGACATATTAGCTAATCAAGGGCGGTATGGGGATTCTATGCTAGTTCATATGAACCCTGTTGAGGTTCAAGGGCTGGCTTCTTTGTCTCCTACAGGATCTCTGACAGTTAATCCGCAGACAGGACAACCAGAAGCATTCTTGCCATTCTTAGCTCCATTGCTGGGTGGCGTTTTGGGAAGCACCGCTTTAACAGGAGCAACTATCGGTGGGCTTACTTTAGGTTCAACCGCAGCAGGCGCAATAGGGTCAGGTCTTGCAACGGCAATCGCAGAAGGGGATCTGAAGAAAGGCTTAATATCAGGTATTACAGGCTTTGGTATTGGCTCTGCTATGGGCAACCTACTAGGCAGTAGCACTAAAGCACTGGAAGCAGGAGCAGATGCCGCTACAAAAGCCACACAATCTGCAAAAGACATATTGCCTTCATTAGAGGCAGCTAGACTTTCTCCTACGGAAATAGCTGATCTTACTAAAACAGCGGCTTCGTCAGCACAAGCCAGAGGAATAACTGAGTCTATTAAAGGCTTGGGATCAAACCCGATGAGCATGGGAGATAGAGCTAGAGCTTTACTGACTAAAGATGGAATAGCTAAATTAGCAACAGATCCATCAGCATTAGTAGGGGCGGCCATAGGAGAAGGCACTAACCTTGACCTAGACAGAAGAGAAGCTATGAAAGCAATGAGTGCCGCTAGTGAAGCTGACAGAGAGTATCAAGAAGCTAGGACACAAGCTATCATAGATCAGAACGTGTTCCCAGGAACCACTATGCCTGCACCTGCACCTGCTCAAGACTATTCCTCTTACGGTACACAGTACGCAAATGCTGGCGGCATCGTTTCTCTTGATCCAAATGACTTTAGAAGAAGGTTTAATGGTCTAGTTGAAATGGATGACTCTATTCAAAGAATGCAAGCAGGCGGTAGATTTACCACCACTACAACAAGACCAGTATCATCAAGCGGATTCCCAGAGTTTGTTCCCGGTATGCCCTATGATCCTGTAGGTCTTGGAGGTACACCTTCATCAAGACAGCAAGCTCTTAGAGGCAGAAGGCCAATTACTCCAGAAGAGCTAGATGCTAGGCTAGGATATACAGGGATGGCTGGATTCGGGCCAGAGATTAAATACTTCACTGACGAAGATCCCTTCGATCAAATCATAGCTCCTTTCTCTGACACAGCAAAAGCAGATCCAAGGCTTACTGATATTATGTTCGACTTTAATGTGGGCAATATAACTGGAGATGAGGTCAAAAAAGCAGTTGAGGCATTTGAGCCAAAAACTGAAGAGGCTACAGAAGTAGCGAAAGAAGGTGATCCGCTGGCTAATCTACCAGAGGGCTATGATGAGTATGGTCTTGAGTATCTAAGAAGATACGGTGTCCCGATGAATTTTATGGCAGAGGGCGGTGAAACCAAAAACATGCCAGATCAAAAAACAGATAGACTAATTAGTCTTGCACAACAAGCAATTAGAGGAGAGCTTGAAGAGGAAGAAGCGGATGCAATTATCCAAATGTTTATTGATGAGCTAGGAGTGGAGGCATTTAGAGCTTTAAGAGAGGTTACCCTTGAAGAAATTGTACCAGGTTCTCAAAAAGAGGGAGAAATCGTAGGCCAAGGCGGTGGCATGGATGATTTAGTGCCGGGTATGATTGGTAACAATCAAAGATTAGCGGCTTCTCCTGGTGAGTACATTGTCCCTGCTGATGTGGTATCAGGTCTAGGAGATGGCAGTACCGATGCTGGCGTTCAAGAACTAGATGGTATGCTAGATAGAGTTAGAATGGAAAGAACAGCAACGACACAACAACCAGCCCCTTTGCCTAAAGGAGGAGTTTTACCTGCATGAAAGCACAACTCAAACCAATAGAAGGCTTTGATTTAGCGTCAAACGAAGAAAGCGGTATGCCAGAGTACACCGTCACTTTAGTCCCCCCTAATTTTGTTAATTCAGTCTGGAAGGATGCAGAAAGACTTTTGCAAGGTGGTGTCGATAAATCAAAAGAGCGTTGGAACATTGAGTATCTATATCAATCTTTAATGACAGGCGATCAGCAGTTGTGGGTAGCGTTTGATGATGATCAAGAAATAACTTCTGTCTTAACGACTCAATTCATACCCTACCCAACTAAACTATCTTTAGCGGTGCAGTTTGCAGGGGGCATAGAAAATCAAACCAAAACTTCTATTTTTACTTGTGTTCTCAATAAGTTAGAACAATACGCACAAGAAACTGGGTGCGATTGTGTGGAGTTTTGGGGTAGAAAAGGATTTAGCCAGTGGATGAAGAAAGCTGGCTATGAGGAAACAGCGGTATTTTACGAAAAGGACATAAACAATGGGCGGTAGATCAAGTGGGCCAAGCACTACTCGAAGTGAGGTAGTTCAATCTAATCTCCCTGAGTACGCTAGACCCTATTACGAAGAGCTATTAGGAAGAACGCTATACGAAACCACACAGCCTTATGCCCCTTATCCTGGGCAAAGACTAGCATACTTTGATCCTTATGAGAGTTTGGCGCAGGAAGGCACTGCACAGTTAGCAGTTCAGGGTGCGCCCTCACAGATAGGATCTGCAACAGATATAGCTACTCAAGTGGGGTATCAGCCCACAGGCCAAGGAATGGATATAGCTAGATCGTTTCAGCCTGAGTACCAGAGAAGTGGCTACTACGGTGGCAGTGTAGCCAACCCATACATGGTTGGCAGATACATGAATCCGTATCAGCAACAAGTCGTTGATATAACTAAGCGAGAGGCCAGAAGAGACTCAGATATACAGGCTAATCAACTAGCAGGACAAGCTGCTCAAGCAGGAGGTTTAGGTGGTTATAGAGAAGCCATCATGCAAGCAGAGCGAGAGAGAAATCTTGGGCAGAGACTAGATGACATTCAGGCACAAGGCGGACTAGCAGCTTATCAACAAGCCATGCAAGGGATTGAGGCAGACAGGAGAAGCAGGCAGATAGAAGACGAAAGACGTATGTTGGCAAGGCAACAGAATGCTGCATTGATGGAACAAAGAGCTAGATTAGGGCTTGCTGGACTAGGCCAAGATATGGCAATGCGTGGTCAGTCACTAGATGCGGCTAGAATGTTAGCGGATCTAGGGAAGGCAGACCAAGCAATGGCTCTTGAAAGACTTGGAGCATTGGGCGGTATTGGTGAGATCAGAAGAGGCATGGATCAAAGATCTCTTGACATGGGATACGAAGACTTCCTCAGACAGAAAACGTATCCTGTCCAACAACTTAATCTGTTTAGTCAGATGTTGCAAGGATTGCCTGTATCTCCAGAACAAACAAGATCATTGTACGGTGGGCCGACAGCCATGCAACAAGCGTTGGGTGCTGGCATTGGTGGATTAGGTCTGTATAGAGCATTGAGAGGTTAGAATGAATATTCTTGACAAAGAAGACTATGTAAAAGGCGCACCAGACGAGACTTTAATTCAGTTAGCACAAATGCCTACAGAAGAGATTCCTCAGTTTTTGGTTGTATCAGAGATACAAAGACGAGAAAAAATGAGGGCTGATTACGCAGCTAGTCAGCAAAATCCTCAAGGAACTGTAACTGACCAGGTTATTCAACAAGGCATAGCATCTTTGAATCCTAATCCCGATCCTTTGATGAATGCCGCTATGGGCGCACCAAATCCCATGATGCCTCAAGATCCCATGATGTCCCAAGATCCTATGATGGGACAAGGCCAAACAATGATGGCTGCTGGCGGTGGCATGATGCCTTACAGAATGCAAGCTGGTGGAGGTACATCATTTGCATATCCCAACGACTTAATTCAAACATTAAAAAATCAAGGTTTATCAGACGAAGAAATTTACGCATTAATGCAATCTGGAGAAGCAACAGAGCTATATTCGCAAAATTTATTTCCGTCAGGATCAAGCCAACTCGGCCTGACTAAACCGATTGCCGCAGACGCAAGTAAAACTCAAACGTCATATCTTACTGATACTGATTTTATGCGTGCAGTGCTTGCTGATAATAATCCTGGTGCAAATCCTGATGCTGGGTTAAGTGGCACCGCTAAAGATCTACTCAGTTCGGTAGATGCGTTTAAAGGATTAGTAACAAAAGGCAACCTTGAAAATCTTACAGAAAAATATTTAGGTGAAGTTGACAGAACAGAAGAAACTGGAGCGTTTAATACGTTTATAGGCCAACAACGAGAGCTTGCAAAACAAATAGGGAAAACACCAGATTACGGGTCTTTGCTTGAAAGACTTGAAAACATGGGAGCAGAGCGATCACAAAGAGCAATAGATAGAGCCGAAGCTATAAAGTCAGAGTTTAAAGAATACGAAACAAAAGCAAAAGCAGAAACCAAAGATGACATGATTAACCAAGCGATTATTCAATTAGGCGCAGGCATAGCAAGTGGTAAGCAAGATTTAGGTTTTTCAGACGTTGGTAAAACAATTCAAAACATAAAAGCTAAAGCAGACAGCGAACTGAAAGCAGACAGAAGAACGTCCCTGGTAGATCAAAGGCAACAAGAAAGGTTTGCAGAAGTTGCTCAACAAGCCGCAGAAGATAAGATGCTAGGGTTAGAAACAAAACAAATTGAAAACAAATACACTGCTGCGCTTGAAGAAGCTAAGTTTAAATCTGGAATAGAAAAATCAATATTTGAGAGAATGAGAGCAATTACTCAAGATGATAGAGCGTCTGATGCAATAGCAATACAATTAGTAACAGCAACTGAAAGATTAGCTTTAGACTACGCAAAAGCCGCATCGTCTGCCGAAATAGATAAAAATAGAACAAGAAGATCAGTTATTGAAGGCGTGACAAAAGTTCTTGAAGAATTAATTTCTAGGCATTCATCTGCGTTGGATGTGGACAAAGCAAACGCCCTTATAAAGACAGCACTAACACAGTTGAATCCAATTATAGAAAGAGCTTTGGGTTCGCTACCTAATACATCTTCTGGTCAAGGGCAAGTTATTAACAAACAAGCTTCGTTTGCAAATTATCAGGATAATTAATGTTAGACATTACGTTACCCAACGGGGCAGTGTTAACAGATGTTCCTGAAGGAACACCTAAAGAACAAATAAAAAATGCTGCTATCGGTCTTGGTCTTGCAAAAGAATCAGATTTTGTAGATTTTGTTGCTGAAGAAGAAGAAGAAGAAGTAGATTTTGGTGTTAAAGCAGACGAAGGAATAGCTCCCCAAGCAGTTGGTGCTGGATCAATTTTAGGCACAGTTCTTTCTGGACTAACAGCGGAACAAAAACCTAACCAAGCACAAGCGTTTGGGCAAAGAATGGTGCAGGACTTTGCTAGTGTCCCCTTAGATACTCTTCGTGGTACAGCAGAACTAGCTGATGCAGCAACCAATTTTGTTGGTTTGGAAGACGTAATCAGTGATGAGAGTGCGCTTACAAAATTTGCCAAAAGACAAAAAGATTCTTTAAGAGAAACCTTTGAAGTAGACGATGCCTACAAAGATACTTGGGCAACGGATTTTGGTGGTGCATTAGGCTCTATGGCGGCTTTCATGGCAGGTGGGGCCGCTAGTCCTGGTTTGGGATATGCTGTAGCTACAACAAGTGGCGCAGGAAGAGGGTCAGAAAGAATTGATGCCGCCAGAGAATCAGGCGTTGATGTTTCTCAAGGACAAGAAGATTTAGGTGTATTTCTGCACAGCCTAGTCGGTGCTTCAGAAATGGCTCCTATACAGAATATATTTAAAAGAATACCTGGTGATATAGATGCTCCATTAAAAAGAAAAATATTTAATAGACTTAAAGAAATAGGAGCCTCTGGTCTTTTTGAATCAGTTCAGGAGCAAACAGCAAGCATCTTGGACGATGCAATAGAAGCAAACGTCTACAATCCAGACCTCAATGTTGATGACAGTCTGTACGGGAAGATGACCAATCTAGATCCCGAATTCTTCAAAGATGTGTTTACCAGCAGAGAAGCCACAGTATCTTTTGCCGCTGGTGCAATTACAGATTTTGCCACTGGCTTGTTGCAGGGTGTGGGAAGAGGTAAAAGATTTGACATAAATGATAGTGCGCAAAAAGAACATGAGCAGAATTTAAGAAAATCAAAAGATAAAGCCATTGAAGATATAGCAGAATCAGTTTCAGTAGCAAAAGGCGATTCTCTTCCAAAAGTTGACTTAGATGTTGATTTAAATCTAAACATATTAAACGAAAGAATAAACGAGCTTGAAGCCTCAGACAAAGTTTTTAAAACAGAGGAAACTAATAAAGAGCTTGAGTTTTTAAAAGCAAGAAGAAGAGATCTTTTAAGAGTTCAAGCTATGGACTCAACTATTGAATATATAAAAAGAAAAAAAGATGTTTCTCCAGATCAAATAGATTTGTTTGCCGAAGAAAATCAACGAAAACAAGAATTAATTTCTAAAGGTGCTTCAGAAACAGAGGCCAATGAAATAATTCTTGGCCCTACAGTATCGGCTAGAGGTAGAGATCCTATACAAAGATCTGCTGTACACGTTGCAAAAACTATTGGCCCTGACTTTGCTACTATTGAGGGTGAATTTGAGGTTGTTGAAGGAAGCATTGAAACTGATCAAAACGGCCAACCACAAAGAAAGTACGAAGTTGTTGTTGGTGAACAAAGATTTGGACAGCCGTTAAACTCTTATGAAGATGCAGCTAAGTTTGCTTCTGTTCTTAGCGATCAAAGAAAAAAAACAAAAATAAACAATACTGTGTCTCAACAGATTGTTTCTAACGGACAACCTCTCACTACCGATGATACCAAAACAATGGCATCATACGGTGTCACCGTTCTTGATCCAGAACAAACCACTTTTACATCATCCGCTGTCAACCTGGCAGGAGACACTACTGTTGATAAAGGATTTGATGAAACTGCCTCTTTACTTGACCAAAGAAAAAAGAACCTACCTGTTTCAAAGTACACTGTATCTCAAAAAATAAACGCTAACAGAGAAAAGAAAGGTTTGTTGCCTACTAATTCTTTTACCGTTGAAGAAGCCAGAGAAGTTCTCGGAAAGAAGTTTGGCAATCTTGGTGACCCTAAAATAAACACAACCCTGGAAACAGAAACATATCAAGTAGATAAAGAATCTGACGGGAAAATAGTCGTTGTTTCATCAAACGGACAAAGATTCAGAGGCAAGCGTTTAACAGCTAAAGAATATCAGGATCAGTTAGAAGCTGGCAAAAGGCCAGATAAAAACAAAAAATACCCGTTTAAGACGCAAAGAGAAGCGAGAGCGTTTGCAGAAAAGCTAAACAAGAACAGAGGCACTGCCGCTGTACCAGAAGAGGTTTTACACGAAGACTTACAGTCGGCTTTAGAAAGCAAAAACATATCTTCCAAAGCAGACTCTCCTGAAGTAAACGCCCTTGTATCAAAAATTGTTGGCAAGAAAGTTAGCAAAACGTCTGATCTTACCTCCGGGGAAAAGAAATTAGTTCTTTCAAAAATTAGATCTTTACCTAAATTTTCTAGACCAACTGATTTAATTAATTTTAGCAAAGACCCTGCACCTGAAACCACCCAAGAAACACAGCAAGAGCCTTTAGCTTTACCAGGGCCAAGCACAGACATACAACAAGTCCGTGAAGCCGTTAATGAGGCAATGAATGAAGTTGGTTTGTCAGATGTAAAAGCAAATGTTGATTATGCTCTTAGAAATGTTCGTAGAGACAGAAACGGAAATTTAGTTTATGGAATCAGGCAAAGAGAAGCAAACGAAGAGGGCGTAGAAACATTCGGTGGAGAAGGCTCTCCGCTTGTAGTTGATGGCACTACCCCTGATGGAGATGGATTCTACTCAGATGCCACAGGACAAATATTTCTGGCTTTGGATAGGGTGTCTCCTGACCTGCCTATAGAAGAAAGAATAGACCAAATTGTAGAAATCCTTACACACGAACAGATACACGCTATGAGGGCGTTAGACCTGTTTACGGATGCTGAGTGGAGGCTTCTTACAAAAACCGCTAAACAGCGAAATAAAGCCCCTGGGCAGACATATTTTGAGTGGGCGCAACAAAACTATCCAGAGTTTAGAGAGGTTGATCAAGTAGAAGAAAGCATCGCAGAGTTGGTCAGGGATGCAAGGGCAGGGAAAGGTGCGTTTAGTGGTAAAAACAAACTAAGCGGAAAACCAAAAACCTTGGTGCAAAGAATCATTAACTTCGTTAAAGGCATGGCTAATGTCATAGATGGGGTGGGCTTTAGAACCTTTGAAGAACTGGTTTCGTCTATCGAAAGCGGAGAAGTGGGTGGGAGAGAAAGGGGCCAGATGAGATCCGCTAGGGAGCTAGAGCGGCTGGGAGTTCCTGCTGATTTGCTTCCTCCATTGCCTGGTGACACAGTGCCAGATGAGCCAGTACCTACTATCAGAACCCCACAAAGGCCAGATATTGACCTTGAGCAAGTAGATTTAACTGAAGAATTAAACCCAGGAGACCCAAACTCTGAAGCAGAGGTGGTTGCTTCAATCAATGACAGAATGAGCAGACAAAGCAAATTTAAACTAAACACAAGGGTTCCTAAAAAAACCAAAGATGCATATAAATTATTTAGAGTAGACAACGATCAAGTCATTGTTGATGAAGATAAAATGACTGTAGAAGTTAAAGATGGGGCTTCCTTTTATCCTCTTTTTGTTGATTCTAAAGAAGAAGTGGTTACAGACGAATGGGTTGCTGCCGAGTCTGGACAACCCGTCAGAGGTAAAGACGGCAATATTATTGGCGTTGTATCTAGCATAGGCAGAACCGTAGAAATAGATGGCACAAAGTATACAGTTCTTGCTTATAGACCGGGAATGCATTCTGGGGATCGTCCATCTGCTACTCACATAGGAGGGAAAGCGGCTACTGGAGATGGTGAAGTTAACTACAGAAAAGCTAATCAAGTCTGGGCAAAAGTACAGGTAGGAGCAGACCAATTTAAAAAATGGTCACAAATGGCAAAGGAAAATGGGACTAAGGAAAATGGAGAATTTGTTGCTGAATTAGCAGAAATAAAAGAAGTTCCAGAATTTGGTTATTATCGCTATAAAACTAATCCCAACATGGAGGGAAATTGGTTAATTAGCGGAGAAATTAAAATACTTGGCAAAGCTTTAACGCCAAAACAGTTAGAAAGTATAAGAAAAAGAATGAACACAGAAGATGTTCCTCTTTTGCCAGAAGTAATTAAAAAAAGAAATTTAGGAATCAAAGACTTAACTGGAGAGTCAATTAAAGAGTTAAAAAGATTTTACCCCAAAACTCTTAAAAAGCTTTTGCCCAAATTTACAAAGTATGTAGATAGCCTTGCTCCACAAGACAGAAAGCCAAAAGGAGCAAAAAAGAAAGAAGATAGGGGAGTTTTGCCTTCTTCAGAACATGTAAATCTTTATCAACAAAACATTAAAGACAGATTTTCAAGAAATAACCCAACAGAACTTAACGACAAAGAATATCAAGTCTCTCTCCTTTCTACTCTCTACAATCCAAACTTCACTGAGCAACCCTATGGGTCAAAAACCATTCCTGAACTGCTACAAGAGTTGCAGCAAAGATACCAGAATGCCTTCGGTGAAAAGATGGATGATTTTTCTAGCGAAGAGCAATCAGAAATAATAGCTAGAATGATAGCTGCTGAGTCAGTGATGGCGTTGCGAGGCAGGGACAATGCCACAGAATGGTACAAAGAATCTTTAGATACCATGATTTCTGCCATGTCTGTTTTCCATCCAGAGCTTACCACAGACCAAACAGCGAGAAGTATGTTTAAGCTTGCCCTTGCTATTACATCAAACGGTCAGCCAGTAGAAACTAACCTGGTGTTTGCTGACGAGGTCTACACTGCCTACAAACAATCTAGCGATAACGTAGACCAAAGAAAATTTCCTATTGTTGGTTTTGGTAAAGAATCACAAGCAATGCAAAAACAGTTCACGCTTATTAATGGGTTGATATCTGATCTGGGTGCGATAGACACAATAGAAATGTTGATGTCAGAGTTCCCTGTCAGGGTGATTAATAGTATGGGGCTGAAGTCTAAAATAGCAGGCGAAGCAGCAGATGCATTATTGCCTCTCAGCGTTATATTTGGCCCGAAAGTGGGCGGTGCGTTTTTTCCTAACCTGATGGGAAATCTTAGTTTAACCACTATGGATAGGTGGTTTATGAGAACCTGGGGGAGAATGACAGGAACCCTCATCTCAGGCAACGCAGAGCTACTCAATAAAAATATACAATTATTCCAAAACAGTCTTACCCCGGAAATGGTAGAGAAATTTAACATCGACAGGGAAGCAATCGTAGAAAGCGAAGACGGAATAATTAACGAAGCAAAGAAAGTATTTAATAAAGTATCCTCTGAAGATTTTAAAGAAAAAGATTTGCCAATATTTAAAGCGGCTAGAGCGATCAACAATTTTATGGGTGGAAGTCTTAGTCCTAGCGGTGCAAGACATAGAGCATTCATAAGAAAAACAATGGAAAAAGCCAAAAATATATTGGCTGACGCAGGAATTAATACAGATGAGGCTACAATTCAGGCGTTAATATGGTATCCTGAACAGGCTTTCTATAGGAAAAGTGGGGCAAGAACAGCAGAACCTGCCAACAGAGACTATGGAGCAGAAGCCATAAACATGGCTACAGCAGAGCTAGTTAGGAGAGGAGCATCACAAAATGAAGCAGCAACCGCCATACAATCCCTGGTCAGAGGGAGACAAAGATCACCTGGACGGACTGAATACGAGTCTCTTCAGGCGAAAGGTAAAGCAGTTACTGAAAGAAAAAAGAGGCGTTTCGCAAAACCAAGAATCATCTCCCAGTTACGAAGGCAACTCTATGGAGGCAAGAATCCTCAAAGAGAACCCAGGTCTTACGTTAGAAGAACTGGAAAGAAGACTACAGTCCTATTAAAAGACGGAACCCAAAGAGAAATAAATCCTTTATCGTTTTACAAAATAGATAAAGTTCCTACAAATAGACTTAAAGATGCAAATGTTAGCCCTATCAACTTTTATGAGTTGTCAGGTCAAGATGCAAATGTTTTTGTAGACGCAATCAATATAGCCAAAGAAAAAGATCCTAACGCATCCTCCGTATACGTTTACCCAGAATCAGATTATCAAAAGATGAAGGTCTTTTTGTCTGAAGACATGTCATCTGGATTTGCAATTAAGCCAGACGGAGACATTGTAAGTGTTTTTAAAGATATAGAATCTACATACTCAAATGCAACCGTTTCGTCTTTATTGTTAGCCACTGAACTAGGTGGCAGCAAGCTAGATGCATTTGATACAGAATTGCCTCATTTATATTCTTTAAATGGATTTAAAGCAGTTTCAAGACTTCCATTTAGCCCTGAAGAGGCTCCCCCTGATTGGGATAAAACAAATTACAAAATATACAAAAACGGTGAGCCAGACGTTGTTTTCATGGTGTTTGATCCTAAAAACTATAAACCATATAGCAACTCTGATGGGACGCTTGCTAATTCTTATGATCAGGCGGTGGATATACAGACTGAGAACATGCAGCCTGCGGTTCAAGACCGTTTTTCCAGAGATAGCGATGTTCGATCAAACGAGAAAAAACTTAGAACAAGAACGCCTGCTAAGATACAAGAAGCCGTCCAGAAAAACATAGACGAGTTTGAAAACAGAAAAGCTTCTAACCTTATCCCAAGGTTTGCCATAGACGCTGACCCCGAAGCGCAATATGTAGCAAGAAACCCGGAGGAGGCATTAGAACCCTCTCAAACATTGCTAGATAGATATGCCAGAAGTAACAGCCCGGATCTTAGCAAAGAAGGAAACGAAGTTGTTAACAGAATATCTAGGGAAGCTGAAAAAGGAAAAACTGCTGGCGAAACATTTGTTGAGGTAACTGATACAAGCAAGTGGATGTATTACCTAACGAAAGCAAAACAAAACATCGTATTTAATTACGCTGAATTAGAGAGGCTTTACAACAAAGGCGATCTCAAGTTTGGAGATTATGAGTCTAGTGCTTTCGTAGCTTTAATTATGGCAGACAGAAATAGAGCAGTATCTGCTGATGCAATGAGACACGGTGCGGTAGTCTACGAAAATGGCGTAGTTAAAACAGAACCCTTTGTGTTCAAAGGCAAAGAGGTTGGTGGATTGATAGATGTTTTTATTCCTTTATATCAAAACGAATATGGAGTCTCTCTTGAGAGATTAGCTGGAGCCTACTTTGCAGGAATGAGAGCAGAAAGGCTTAGAGCAGAGGGTAAAGAAACGCCAGTTAAAGAAGGTGATCTAGAAAAGATTGAGCAGGAAGTTAACAAGTTTGTTAATTCAGAAACGGGCCAGCCAATAATTAAAGAGGTATACGAAACCTGGCAAGCCTATAACGAGAAAACAATTACCTTCCTAGAAAAAGCAGGTGTGCTTGATTCTGAAAAAGCAGAGGATTGGAGAAACTATTCCGACTACGTTCCTTTCTATAGAGAGGCAGAGGGAGAGCAAATGCCAGCGGAATATCCTTCTGTGTTTGGCGGCATGTCCTCCGCTGTGAAACTAGAACCAATTAAAGGTAGCGAAAGGTCTTTGACAGTCCCCCTTCTTGATGCAGTGACAAGAAATCTTGTTATGGCAACAGAGCTTGGCATGAAAAACATTGCTCAGCAGAGAGTCATCAGGGACATGATGGAAGCTGGGATGGCAAGGCAAATAGTCAAGGGAGAAAACGATCCAAACAACAGACCAGTAAGCCTCAGAGTAAAAGGCAAGAAAGTAACCTTCCACATAGACGATCCCTTAGTTTATGAAAGCTTGCTACCAATGAGTGAAAGCTACGATAACATAATTATAAAAATGCTTGGTATCCCTGCTGTTGTGATGCGTGAGTTAATTACCAGGAGGCCAACTTTTATAGTTAAAAACCTTTTGCGAGATACCTTTTCTGCTTTCATTAGTGCTGGCTCCAACTACATACCTGTGCTTGACACATTTAAGGGCATGTTTGGAGGGATGGCAGAATTAAGCAAATACGGAGTTGTGGGCGGCTACGACAATCTCAGAGATCCTGATGACATGAAAAGGGCAATGAGAAAGTTTTTTGCAGAAAAAGGAGTAAAAATTCCTAAGTACGAAGCGCAGTTGGATATCGAAACGGGAGAACAACAAGCCACCAGGTTGCGTGGACTCAGAGACAAAATACCGCTTGCTAACTATCTTGTTCGTTTATGGGAGTTGTCTGGGGATATTACTACTGCTAGTGACGCAGCTACCAGAATGGCTGTCTACAAAGATACTTTGGCGAGAACAGGAAGCGAAGCAGCCGCTGTGTTTGGGGCTTCTGAGGTTCTTAACTTTGGCAGAAGAGGCAGATCTCCCTCGGTAAGAATGATGACATCATTGACTCCGTTTCTAAACGCTAGATATCAAGGATTAGATGTTCTTTACAGAGCGCAGACAGGAAGAAATCTTGCCATTGTTGGCAAAGATGGTAAACCTGCGGAAGCAAGTACACAGATTATGACGGCTTTAGCAAGAGGCTCTCTTTTCACCTTTGCTTCTTTAGCAATGTTAGCTTTAACAGGAGATGATGAACAATTTAAAGATACGCCAGATGAAGTTAGAGATCTAAATATTGTTATTCCCACCCCTTCTGGGGTTCCATTCTTATTCCCTCTCCCGTTTGAGGCTGGAATATTTTATTACACCATCCCTCAAAGAATAGCAGACATGTACTCTGATAGAGAAGGTAGGACAACGCCAACTGAACTTAAAGAAACAGTGGAAAGATTTGTCTTTGGTACTGCGGAGGGACTAGCGTTTAATCCTCTTGCGATACAGGCTATTTCTCCTTTTTATGAGTATGCAATGAATTTTGATACGTTTAGTCGAAGACAAATAGTCCCGTCTTACATTGAAACCTCTGTTTTCCCAAGGTATCAACAAACTCCTTATACTTCTGAATTAGCAAAAGGAATAGCTAATGTTATCCCTGGAAGTAGTCCAATCAAGATAGATCATCTTATGAAGAGCTACTTGCCAGGAATTGGACAGTATCTCTTAGGGATAACAGATGCAGCGATTAGGTCTGAGCTAGTTCAAGGGGACAAAACAAAAGTTATACCGGGCCAGGGGCTAGATTTTTCTAACCAAGATTGGTGGGACTATCCTTTTGTTAATGCGTTTTTTAGAGATAAGTATGACACTGGGGCATTGCAAGATTTTTACGATATGAAAAAGATTTTGAATCAAGCCACAACATCATTAAAAACGGAAACTGCAAGTGATGAGGAGAAAAGAGGACTACACATTGCATATGCTAATCTTCTCGTAGATGAAAGAGAATCAATTAAAAATATAGGCGAAAAACTATCAGATCTCAGAAAAAGAAAAAAAGTCATTATGCAAGCTGACTACCCTGCGGAGGTAAAAAAACAACAAATAGATGAGCTTGATAAAATGATAGATAGCTACGATGCAAGTATCTATGCTATAAAAACAGCGGCACAAATACCTATTTTTGTAGATAGAGATGTTTCAGAATCAGAGTATCGAAAGTTTTTACAAGACAGGTACTCAGATAATGTTTTTCCGACTGATGTGCTTAAATACTTAGAGCAGATTGAATAACTATGCCATATAAAAACAAGCCAAGGCCATACAAGAAAGAATATAAACAGCAGAAAGCAAGGGGCGAACACAAAGCCAGGATGGAGCGGCAACGTGCCAGGAGAAAGCTAGATAAAACAGGCGTTGACAAAAATAAGAACGGCAAAGCAGACAAAAGAGAAGGCAAAGATGTATCCCACAAGAAGGCTTTAAGCCGTGGGGGAAGCAATAAAGACGGTATTAAAATAGAGAGCAAAGCAAAAAACAGAGCAAGAAACTACAAAAAAAAGAAAAAATAGTTGATTTTAGGTTTTATTTGAGAGAAATTAACCAGGCAAACACATGAATCTCCTTTCAGTCGTTTGTAAGTTTTTTTTCATTTTTTTATCCCCTGGTAACGCCCCTCTTTTTAGAGGGGCTTCTATATTAAAATAAAAGACGTTGAGTTGCAGGAACATAGTTTGACACATATCTTTTGTTATCGCCTTTTGGATAAGTACAGATTTTATAAGTTAAATTTTTAAGCATATCTTTTTTTTGTTTTTTTGTACCTAAAAAATAAAAATATCTATGTTTTCTAGGACGTTCTTTCAAATATAATTTGTCTCCGTACTTTTCTTTCAACAACGTATGTTTATCTATATTTTTATTTTTATCATAACGGCCAACACTATCTTCAATTGATGAGTGGTGCATGTGTTCAAGACCCCTAACGGCATAATCTGTAAACTTGTTGCTTAAGCCTGTGTAAATCCAATTAGTTGCCTGATAGATGTATCCATGATGATTTTGAGATGTATCAGCGTAGGAAACAATAACCAAAGGCTTAGGTAATTGTTTAAAGCATTGCGAAATAAAAAAAGAAAGAGTGTTTTTCTTTAATCCTTCATTTACTACTAATCTATTCAATTCTAAAAAACTATTCCTATATAAACCGTTTAATGCTCCTTTTATCAATGTAAAGCTCATAGGCCGCCCAAAACTACATACACCCTCTAAACAACTATCAATGTATAATCCATAAGCGAATGAAATAGATGGTAGCCTTTTTGCATAGTGCTTATTTAAAAACCAATCTTTACACTCTTTATTTTTAATACTTTTTACTGAGTAATTCTTGATCATAAACTTTTCAAATTGAAGCACTTTTTAATCCCACAACTGATATTTCCTTTCTACCATAACGTGTTGATTTCTGCCGCTTACGCCAGGGCGTTTCTTTGCAGTTGCTACGATAAGATTCTTTTCTTTCAATGCTTTGTATCGTGCAGTAACGCTAGAATAACTGCTGACATGAGGTAGGGCCGCACGAACCTCATCACTGATCACGCCCCGTGGCCCTGCATTAGCAATTACGTCATAGACTTCTTTCTCTAGCCCGGCAGGATTTAGCTTAGCCGCAGCTTCCTTGCTAGTGTCTGGACTATCTCTTCTAGCTAGTTTTCGTGCTTCTGTTCCAAACATAATACTATGTTGCATTTCACCTCCCCTGGTTTTTACTGAGCCACATATCTAATATATCTTTTGTTTCCTCTTTTGTGAGTCCATACCACTTACTAAAGTTTTTTATTATTTGTTTTTTTAATTTTAAATTAAATTCATCAATGGTTATTTGTTTCAAGATTAAGATAGAATCTAAAGTTTTATGATACTCATTCATTTTTAGCCACTACCCAAAGACTGTTAAAAAATCTTTGTTCTTCTCCTATTTCTCTTTCTCTTCTTTGCTGGCGATCTACTCTTAATGGATAGCACTTGTCGCACCATTGTTTCCTGGGATCTCGTTTGACAGGGCGTTTGTTGTCGCAAACCGTGTTAGAACATTTGATATCATCCATTTATTTTCACCAATCCTTTTTCAATTAGCTTGCTCCAGGTTCTTTCAAGCCCACGCATCTGACATCTCAGTATCTCTTCTTTTGATAGATCTGTTTTCATTCGCCCATCAATGACATCGTGGCAACTGCTACAGGCATAGACTGCGAAGTAATCCTCAGACTTCAGTGCCATGCCTTTCCTCATGCTACCTAAATGACAAAGTACAGTTGTCTCAGGGTTTCCGTTGCAATAAGGGTAAATCATCAAACTGCACAACTCCCCTCTCGCTGATTTTCGGATGCCTTTCTTCATCATCTACACAATACATTGTAAATCTGATTTCTTTGTCATACCTGTAATCTTCATAAATTCTGCTTGCCGCTTCAGCACATTCTGGAATGGTGTCGAAGGTTCCTACCAAGCTATAAAGAGAGAATGTAAAGATATAGAGTTTAATCATTCTCGCCCAACGTAATCGCTTTTGTCCTGAGTGGTATAAGCTTCATTCTCTTTTGTTTTTGGGTCATCCGCTATGAAACGCCCCCTTGCATCCCTAGCCCTGACCTTAACTTTTTCAACAGTCTCTGCTGTTTTTTTGGCAAAGTCGGTTTCACCAAAAAAACTACCCAACCATTTAAAAAAACGCATCATTCTTCTCCTTGAGAACTGGTTTCCATTTCCTGTTTAGTTTCTCTGATCATTTCGTTGAGATCGGAAAGCTCAGTATAAATTAGATCTAGCATTTGTTTAAGCTCGTTGATGTCGTCTACGTCCATGATGATCATGGCTTTCTTACTCACCGAATGCTTTCCTTTTGCCGCCATCGTACCATTGGGCATGGCCCTCCTGGACAAGCTGTTCATTGATGTTTGTTTCTCCATCAAACAGAGTTCCTAGCCATCTTCCAAACTTGCCTTTGCCAGAAAGACAAACCGTGATAGGTGCTAGTACCAGTTCTGATAACCTGCTTTTAGCGGCAAGTCCTTTAACCTTTTCTTCGGCATTCGATGTCCTGCTTTCCCAGGCATTGATTCCTTCCATACGGATACGCATGTTTGCCAGCATATCGAGATCAAGAGGCTTGACTCTTATCTGCACATCCACCGTATCCCCGTCTACAACTTTCAATACTTCCGTTACAGGAAAGCATTCAGCATTCACTTGCATACTAGTGCCAAGCAAAGCTATCCCTATTAATCGTTTAACCATGTGCATAATCCTCGTATTCCTCTGGTGTGGGCGGTGGTGGAACTGCAAAGCTCATCTCTGCCGCCACAATAATTAAAGTTTCTATAAGGCTAGAATACTCTTTTGGGTTTACATCAGCACTACGTTTGTTTGCCCGTCTTTTATCGCCAAACTTTGTTGGTGTTGTCGTAGAACCAAACGCTTTACAAAGAAGTTCGTGATGCATTTCGTCTTCTAACAAACCGCAATAGTTTGCAAACTCTCTTACATATTTCCTGTAATAGTTCTCCTGGGGGCGGCTACGTCCTTCCACCTTCTTCGATAGCTCCAGGTTCATCCCCAAGGGCGATGAGTCTTTTATTTTTAATAGCTTCACCTTGTGGTCAGGGAACACCTCCGAGAGGCTTTCAATAAGCTTCTCAGAGGTTTTTAGGTTTGCCACAAGGGTTATCTTAGAAGGGGATTTCATCGTCTTCACCTTCGTCTGACTCAATCACAAGGGGGGCATCAGTTTCAACTTTGCCACGGTACATGGATAACGATGCATTATAGAACTCTTTCCCGTTTGTCTTTTTTGTGTCGGCCCAAAAAGCAATATTCATTTTGACCGTTCTATCGTCACTCATCTTGAAGAGCATAACCATTTCGTTTAGAAACGCATCATCCACAACTATTGTTCCACTCCAATCTGGGTGCTTTTCTGATTGTTTATCTTCGTTCCTGAAGATATTAAAGTTGTTTTTCAGTTTCACGTATTGGCTGTTTTGTTGAGCCATTTTATTTTCCTCCTAGTTCTTTTTTACGTTGAGTGGCAATCGCCATAATTTCCTTGAAGTCTTCAGGATGTTTGTCCTTCAAAGCATTCAAAGGTTGTTTGCAATCCTTCATAACTAAATTTTTCAAGCTGTCGAGATCTTTTACCTCAGACAAGAAATGTTTAACCTGATGATCACGATGTTCAACAATGACATTGTATGTGTCTTTGTCGTTTGCTTTTATCTGATTGAGAAAAGTTTTGTCTTCTCCGTCCTCTAAACTTTGTACCCAAAGATCAATTACATGATTAAGGCTTTTTTGCTCTATGATCTGCTGGTTGATCATTTGCATTGGCTCATCATAGTTGGCAGGTTTATCGGATTTGATCTCCACCACTTTGTTATCAGAGGACTCTGCCACCTCTTCCTGCCCGGTTTTGTCTTTTTGCTCGACAGTGTTAGAGCCTCGCTCATTGGCAATGATCTCTTGGAACTCGTCTGCTTCTTCTTCTGAATAGACATCCCCATGCAGACCAACAAGCTTTAGGATGACTCTATCCTTTGCCCTCTTCTCTGCCATAGCAAACGGGTAAGAGTTTTTAGAGTTATAAGGAGCGGCCTCGCCAAAAGACCATTCGCTCTTATCTCCCAGATGCCCGGTCACTAGAACCACTACTTCTTTGGCACTGATGTCTGCGTTGATGATTTTCGGTTCATCGAACTTAATCCCCTTTGATGCCGCCACTTTCTCTAACGCTTTGTGCAACAGCACGTAAGTCCCATGACAGTCCCATCCTGCCTCTTCGGGGGTTAGCCCAAGCTTTC